CACACTACCCGTCAGCCCAGCAAATACTGCGCTGGGTTCAGGTACTACAGGTATCAATAATATATTAAGTCAACTAGAATTCTATTATGCGCAAAACTTAGCTAACAGTATTTCTGCTGGCTTCTGCGGATCGTTTGGTAATGTCTTTGGTAAGATTAATCAACTGATTGCACTCATTCAACTTGGCGAGAGTTTGCTAGATAAATTGAAAAGTTTCGATCTAACATATTTGATCAAACAAATCAAGGAAAAACTTAAACTAGAAATCTTAAAAGAAATGCTCTTAAAGATTGTAGATAAAGTTAAAGATGCTATACTTGGTCAAATTGAAGGTGTTGTAACACAGTTCACTAACTTTGCTAATAACATTCAAAGCAACGTAGAACAAATCGGTCAAGCCATTCAGAAGAAGATGAATGACGTTAAAGCGTTTATGCAAGACTTTACATTAGACAAGTTAAAAGATAAGATCAAAGAGTTTATTGATAAGTCTGTTGCTCAGTTCGAAGACTTGACACCTGATGCTATTGCTCTTTTACTATTTCGTTTTTGTCAGTTCAGCGAACTCATTCAAGGCTTTATGAAAAGCCCACTTGATGGTATCAAAACATTTGTTGCTGGAGTCATTGCACAAGAAGCTATTCTTAAGAGCATGGGTTTAGAAGAAACATCTAAAGCAGTTCAAGCAGGCGCACCTCGTTTAGATGAGACTGCACGTAGAAATGGTAGAAAAGTATTAAGAGACGCAAATAACCGAAAATCAACAGAACGAGACAGTTCGGGACCTCCACCACCTGCACCAGATCCAGAGTTCTGGGCTACAAGCACAGAGATCACATCAAAGCAAAGATCAGCAATCGCTGGTATGAGTGATAAAGGTCTGCCTGGTTATGCGACATGGAATAGTGGTGTCATCAATATGCACTCACGCTTTCCTGCTGTAACAGATTGTGTAGCTGGCGATGGTTGGAGACAAGTTAGAAATAAAGTATATGCAGGACTAATGCGTATGGGTGATAGACTAGAAACTGAGTTTAATATTAACTCAGCATATAGATCGCCTCAATACAATGCTGAGTTAGCTAAAAAGTCTGGCGGTGTCGCTAAGAACTCTACACACAAGTCAGGACTAGCACTTGACGTAAACATGCGTGGCAAGTCAGACGATGAAGTACGAAACTTTATTCGTGTAGCAAGCCAAGAAGGCTTTGTAGGAATAAAAGTTTACTTCAGTGGTGGGGTTAACTTTATTCATATCGACATGCGAGACGGCGCAAACGTTTCGTGGGGTGACAGTGGTAAGTTTCAATCATATATTAATGCACACAAACGAGGCGATTTTACAAACGGACCTAAAGCACCACAAGCACCGACTGAAACACCGAGTCCACATAGTGACCCAACTTCAGAATCAGCAGGCGGTAACAAGATACAAGGCGCACCAGTGCCTGATGACTTCCCAGTAAGCGATAGTGATATTGCGCCAGGGGATTCTTTTGTAAGCTACTCAACTGATCCAAAGACTGGTGAATATAACTCTTATACAGTAACAAGAGATTTCACGGACGCTGATGGATTCACTGGTACTGAAACAGTTAGAATACCCATTGAATAAGTATAAATAAGAGAAAAGCAAGGTAAACGTATGGCACGAATTACACCGATCACAAAGAAGCAGGAATTGTATGCAGATTTTTTTATGAATCTGGATGAAAATCCTGTGTCTGAAGACCTTGCAAGAAATACAAATGAAGAAGCAGTAAAGGCTTCTATTAAGAATTTGTTACTTACTGATAAGGGCGAGAGACCATATCAGCCTAATCTGGGATGTAATATACGTCAAATGCTATTTGATAATATGACACCCGATACTATCATTCTTATGAAAGAAGTAATAAAAGACACATTAGAGGCTTATGAGCCAAGAGCAGATATCATCGGAGTAGACGTAAGATCGTCTGTTGATGATAACCAAGTAAATATTGCTGTTGTATTTAAAGTCATAAATAGTTCAGAACCAGTCACACTGGTGACATCATTAACTAGGGTAAGATAATGGCAGATAATTTACCGTTCACAGAATTAGACTTTGGACAAATAAAAGCAAATCTAAAGACTTATTTGAAAGGTCAAGCTCAGTTCAGAGACTATGACTTTGAAGGGTCTAATATGAACGTCTTGCTAGATGTTCTTGCGGCTAACACTTTTCAGAATAACTTTTATCGAAACATGGCATTCTCAGAGATGTTCATGGATTCTGCTATCATGCGTGAAAACGTACAAAGCCATGCAAAAGAATTAGGTTACACACCTGGCTCACGTAAGAGTGCAAAGGCATTGTTGAATATCACACTAAACAACGTAACTAATAATCCTAACTTTGTAACAATCCCTAAAGGCACAAAGTTCAACGCACAGTGCGGAAACAAAACGTTTACTTTCTCTACAGATCGAAACCATAGCGTCACAGCATTAAATGGTATTTATTCAATTACAGACGTTCCAGTGTATGAAGGTAAAATTGTAAGAGAGTTCTACACAGTTGGTAGTACGACAGATCCACTAGACTATATTATCAATAACGAAAACCTTGACATCGACAGTATTCGTGTTAATGTACGTGATAATGTAAATGAAGTATCTAATAAAAAAGAATACATCAGAAAGACTTCTATCTTTGGTGTAGAAGTAAATGATCGTGTGTTCTATCTGGAACCTTACTTTGACAATCTATATAAAATTGATTTTGGTCGTGATAAGTTTGGTGTTGAGCCAGCAAGCGGTAATGTTATTGAAATCGAATATCGTGTAACAAAAGGTAGTGAAGCGAACGGCGCACGTAACTTCTCACCCATCAATAATGTAGCAGGCTTTCCTGCACAAGTTACAAACACATACACTGCAAAGTTTGGTGCTATGAGTGAGAGTGTAGAGGACATCAAGTTCTTTGCACCTAAATCTATTCAGACACAAGAACGTGCAGTAACTAGATCAGACTACGAAATTCTACTGAAGCAACAGTTCCCATCAATTCAGGCAATCTCTGTATATGGTGGCGATGAACTAACACCACCACAATTTGGTAAAGTGTTTATCTCTGTTGATGTTCTTGGTTCTATCGGAGCAGGTGACAGCGAGATTATTGCGTTTAAAGAATTCATTCGTGAGAAGACACCACTGACTATTGAGCCAGTATTTAAAGCCGCTGAGTTCATGTACATCGATATGAACTTGCGTGTCAACTACGATCCTAACTTAACTACAAAGAACTCTGCTGATATTGCGGCTCTTGTAAAAACATCTATCACTGATTACAGCGAAGCAAACTTAAATCAGTTTGGTATATCTCTACGACAATCACGTATAGCAAATTACGTAGATGCAGTTGACGTTTCAATTCAGAGTTCAGAAGTAAAGTCAAGGGCTATCATAGAATATAAGCCAGCACTTAACACTGTAACAAACCCAGCGTTTGATTTTGTTAATGAACTTGCTAGACCATACGCATTAGATGAAGCAGTAGGCTTTGGAAACTATGAGCCTGCGATATCGAGTTCTTCGTTCACACTAAATGGAACAGAAGTTATACTACAAGACGATGGTCTAGGTAATATTCTAGCAGTAACATCTGCTGTTTCTACTAGACGTATCTTCCAAAGAAAAATTGGTACTGTAGACTATACAACAGGTCAAGTAAAGTTATCTAAATTTAAAGTAGATTCTTACTCAGGTAATAACGCAATTAAAATATATGCTAATACAGCGAATAAAGATATTAAGTCTCCTAAAGATAGAATTCTTATCATTAGACCACAAGATGTAACTATTAATGTAAGGTCCATCTAAAAATGTCAACTGTAAGACCTTCAAGTAAACAAGTTCGCAAGAACATTTACACTGATATACCTCAGCAATTCCCTGGTATCTATCGGGAAGAGGGTCCTGTATTTGTTGACTTTGTTAAATCGTATTATGAATATATTGATACAAGAGAAAATGATTTTAGAGATGCTTTTGCTATCAGAGATATTGATACTACCTTTGAACGTTTTCTACTATACTTTAAAAAGAAGTATTTAAATGCATTACCATTAAAAGGTCCTGATGATACTCGTTTTATTTTAAAACATATCCAAGACTTGTATCGCAGAAAAGGTTCTAAAGAAAGTGTAGAACTTTTATTTAGAATGTTCTTCGATAATGAGATTGAAGTATTTTATCCTAGCTATTATATTCTACGAGTTTCAGATTCAAAGTATGGCTCAACACGCTATCTTGAAATGGCACCTGTAAATACTATTAAAGATTACCCTATTCGTAAGGGCGATAGAATATCAGGAGACACATCAAAGTCAGATGCTTTTGTTGACGAACTTGTTTTTCAAACTGTAAATGGTTTGATTATACCTATTCTATATCTATCAAACCTAAATGGCGAATTCAACACAGATGATAACTTACGTGTACAAGGTTCACGTAATGGAGTAGCAGTAGACTTATACCCAGGACAAGATATCTTTGGGTCAATTACTAAAGCACCTATTAATAGAAATAATCGATCAGCAGGTAATAAGCCAGGTGATAAGGTTATCATTAAATCAGATAAAGCAGGTATCAACGCAACTGCCGCAGTAGCAGAAATATCTGAAGCAGAAACCGCAGTTATTGATTTTGATATTACAGATGGTGGTTGGGGTTATTCAGTCGCAGTAATTGATAATGTTATTCAAACATCTACTGGTACAATTGCGTTTCAATTATTTCCAGGCAACTATGCTGATACGTACACTCCACAAGCAGATAGAAGTGGCTTTCCAAAAATAGGCGATTACTTTATTTCTGATAGTACATTATCAGCAGGTACAGCAAGATTTAACTCTGGCGAATCTGGATTATCTGGTAATACAAACTTTGCTTACGGTCAAGTTGTTGGTATCGACCAAGATAACGATCTGGTATTTGTAAACTTTCCAACTGTAAATCATAGTCTAATTACTACAGATGACACTCTGTTTTCTAAACCAACAAACACTTCTCAACCTTTTAGAAACGGATTTGATGGATACTTTTATGATAAAGGTTATCTCATTAGTGGTGTAGATATTGCATCAGAGTTTTCTTTGTTTGTCAATGGCGGAGCGTATGAAACTGGTCTTAATCTATTCTTTGAAGAAGATATAAATGGTAGAAAAAGATTTGATGTAACAGATACGGGCGCAATCACTATTGCAGACTACAACGCAGTTAATGAATACTTTAATGGCGAACTTACAAGCCCAGATCAGCGTGATTGGATTAGAGAAAATATAGAAAAATATCTAGTCGCTAACATTGATAAGATTGTCGGACTACGAGGTGATCTTACAGGTTACTGGTCTGCAATCACGAATGCAGATTTCATAAACGACAGCTACCCACACGTAAATCCTGGCACAGCATATCCTAAGAGTGGGTATCTATCAGCGGTATCACCGTTTAACAATACTGCATCATATAGAATTGGTGAAATCACAGACGCAGAGACAGTTAGTTTTATTCCTGATATTATTGGGGACTTCTTAGACATTCGACTAGATAGTTCAAACTATGGTATGTCTGGAGATTTATTTGAAACTTTAGATACTACATTAGCAGAAGCGTTTAAGCCTATTACATATAACATTGGTACTATCAAAAGCTTGATCATTACAGATAACGGTCAAGGATATCAATCTGATGTGAAAAGTTTAATCACACAAACCGAAGTTGCTAAGTATGACAAGCGTGATGTCGCTGTCATATTTGAGAATATTGACGTTAGCGGGTATCAAGTAGGCGATGTGTTTGAACAGACAATCCAAGTTGAGCAAACGCAAAGTGGTATACAAGAAGACTATACTGTACGAGCAAGATTTCTTAGAAGAGTTGGTGATATCTTCTACTTTAGACCAATTACCTTTTATCAGTTCGATAAGAACTTTCCTATTAGGTACAGAGGCGAAAGTTATAACGTACTGAGTGTAGCACGTGATGACTTATCATTACCAATTGGTCGTAATGCTATTATTGACGGTGCGGCAGAGTTTGCACGTGGTCAAATCAAATCTCTAAATATCTTAACTACGGGCTTTAGATACAAAGACAATGAGAAAGTTGAGATCATTGGCAACGAGCCACTATTAAAGACAACAGATTCGAATGGCGCAGTTGTAACTATTGCTAATCCTAACTATGGTAGAACTGTAGCGACTTCACATTTAGAAGTTTTGGGTACAGGTACAACTGAAGCTGGCTGGCTGACAACTACATCATTCTTAAATGATCCAACTAAAGTAATACATGATAACGATTACTACCAAGAGTATTCATTCGATATTCGATCTATACTCGCACCCGAAACATACACAGAGATTGTTACTGATG